TCTTTAACTTTAAGTTTATTAGTGTATATACGAGCACCTACTATACCCACTTTTTTCATTCTATTTAATCCTCATAATCATTTCGTTTTTGTTTTCTCTTTGGTGGTCTATCATCTCTGGATGGTTTCGGTGAAGTAACAAACTCCAAACATGATTTAAATTGTTCTAATCCATTCATTGCCCCACCAAGTTTCCATCCACTCTCATGTTCATATTGAAATCTACAAGGATATTTTAGATCTTTATCGTCTTTATGAATAATATTATACCAAGTAAATTGGGCATGGTCATTATCTCTATTTGGTCGTATTGTAGTTTTATAGTGAAGTAGACTTTCATACTTTTCTATAAATGACTTTAAATCTTTTGCCGTTACTTCGCCGTCATCATACCACAACTGAAGTTTAAAAGTTCGTACATTATTAATCTCATTAATTTTATCTACTACTAAATGTTCCAACGGGTCATTTAAAAAATCAGAAAGTTTTATTCTTAATGCGTAAATTGCTCCATTCATACTCTTACTCCATTCTTATCACATAACTCTGGTTTATCTCTGAAATCACACCACCTACAATTTTTCTTTGAAGGTAGTTTATTATAAATATGGTCATTTCTATATTCCCCATCGTCTGTAAAACAATCATCTATAAAATTTTTAAGTCTTAAATTTACTTTATTTATAGATGGTTTACCATTTGCTGGTGAAAATGTTTGTACTCTTTTCTGTGGAAAATCTGTATTTTCCCATAATTTTCTTTTAACTATAAAATATTCAACTTCAATTCTATCCAATGGTACATCAAATTGTTTAGAATAAAACTGTTTGTATAATAATAACTGGTCTGTTTTATTCTTATCTGCCTTCTGATACTTATTCCATCCGTGTGTTGCTGTCTTTATATCAATAATCTTAATTCTGTTTCTGACGGTATCTTTTATAATTAAATCAATAAATCCACGAAATTTGATATTCTTATCCATACCATAATCAAGTTCCGTTTCAATACCAAGTAACTCGTACCCTCTCTTACTGAAATACATATTTCGTTTCTTCTTAAAGAAATCTATTATTTTTACTCCGTCTGCATAAAACTCTACCATTTGATCTTTAGTACAAAACTCTATCCCACCATTTTCTTTTACAATTTCTAAAAAGTTTGTCTTTAATCTATCTTCCAACATTTCATCTAAATAAAGTTGGTCGGCCTCCTTAATACTTTTAGTGTACATCACTCTCAAATATTCTTGTAGAACTTCGTGCATACTTGTGCCAAATAAAGTGTGTATATTATCAGTAAAGGTAGATAATCTATCCACATATGAAAGTTTCCACATCCAAGGACATTTATCCCATTGTGAAAATTGGCTATACGATATTGATTTTCTTTTAGACAAGGTAGATCTTACGAATTTTTAATGTAAAAGTCAAGACAATTTATTCTTAACTGTTTCTTTTGGTAGTGCCCCTACAAACCTTTCTACTTCTACTCCATTTTCTTCAATCACCGTAGTCGGTACTGAACGAACTCCGTATTGAGAAGCTAAAGTTTTATTTTGGTCTATATCAATAAACTGTATTGAATAACCTTCTCCTGCTACTTCGTTCATAACTGGTTTAAATGCTTTACACGGACCACACCACGTGGCTGTAAAATATTTTGCTGTTCTCATAACTTGTCTCCCCAAGTTGTCCAGAGTAAATCTGCGATTGTATCCGCCACCATATCTGAATACCTATCATCTACACTATGTAAATCTGATATGTAGTGTCCAAACAAGTGTCTAGCTTGATATATAGGTTCACAATCCACTTTCTCTGGGTTTGTATTTATTCTTACTTCATTAAGTGGGTCTGTATAATCACACGGGTCTGTATCTAATGCCGGTCTGATTACTGTTGGTTGCGGTATTTTATAAGTATTACATAACCTCATAAACTCAGATTCCACCATTTTATACTTACTTTCTATTTGCATTACTATTCCCAAATCCTTGCTAATCTACGAATGAAACCTAAAGTAGCTCCGAACCCAAATGCTATTCCTGCTATTTGTAACTCACCTAAATACATTGCTATTGAAGCTAATAAATATGATGTAAATCTGAATACACCATATATTGAAAATTCATTCTGTGAATTTAGTTTTTCTTTTCTTGTCATTTATTTACCCCATTTACCATTTTTTACGATTGTGGCCATTATTCCATAGTTGGATACATCAAGAAATGCATCTTCTAATGGTTCATCTTTAACTGCACTTTCTCGATTGTTCATCAATAAAGTTTTAACTCTTTGCAATTTATCATTCATTCTGAACCATAAACCTGTAAGTGATAGTTTCACTTCTTCTTTAGTTTGTAATTGTGTTCCAACTGAAATGTTACCTGGTCCGTAATCGTGTTGTTTGTGTAAGAACAATACATATTGTTCTCTTTGTAATCTACGAAACTCTGCTGTCATCTGTGGCCATTCTTCTTCCATTTGTTGAACAACAGTTTTGTCCTCTGACATAGTTTCATATGTTATTTTTTTATTTGATTCTTTTATTGGTTTTGACATTTTATTCTCCTATACAATCTCATCTACTATACCATATTCTAAACATTCTTCTGCTGTCAAATATGTATCTTGTTTGGAAACTTCTTCCCAAAAATCTTGTGTCTTTTTTGTAACATCACCTAAAATACGATTTATATTTGTTTGTAATTTTTTCATATGGTCGGCTCCTTTTATCACATCTGAAGTTTTACCAACCTCAAACGCCGATCCTTCATGAACCATAACCGTTGAGTTTTGAGTCATTGTTCTTTTACCTGTTCCACATGCCAATATTACTGCAGCTGCAGACATACAGGCTCCTACACAACGAGTATTTACTTTGACTGGTAATGAATTGAAATAATCAATCGTTCCTAACATTGCGTAAACATCACCACCATAGGATGAAATAACTAAATTTACATCTTTCTTTGCCTTAGTATACTGAATAAAATTATCAAACCTTGTCATAACGGAATATAATTGGTCTGTATCTATTTCATAAGTTAAATACATAGTATTTGTACCTAAATTAATACCCCATTCTAATTGTTTGAATAGTATTTGTGTTTCTGTATCCAATCCTGGCATATCTGCATAGTGTACTTTCAATAACCGTTCAAGATCACGTTGTTCTGACATACTTTCTCCTATTTTTTAAAGACGAATATTGGTTCATATTTATAACCAGCACCCATCACACTTGATAATGTTAATTGTAATGTATCTTCCTGGGCAAAACCCAACTCTTTTGAAATCTTTACTGTTTGTTCTTCTATAAATTTATACTTTGGTGTGTTTGCGATATTATATAACATATAACCACCTTTTTTTAATCCGTAATAACAATTCTCTATTGTCTTTCTTAAAAACCCATTCACCCACTCATCTTGAGTAGGAAACTTTTTATAACTTTGTGTGGACTCATCGGAATACTTTTCCGTGTCGAAATAAGGTGGTGAAGTAAAACACAAATCAAGAGATGACTTATTCGGAAGGTATTCTTCACTCCCTTGTTTATATATATCAACTTTTTTGTTAATATAACTGAATTCTTTGCTCATTTGCAATAAACCCTTATAAGTTCTCGTGGATGGTTCAGTTCCTATGTAATGTTTGGTATTAGATGATGAAAGAAATCCAAGTAACCTTCCACCCCAACCACAACTCATATCCCAAATCACACCATCACCACCAAACTTCTCATAGATTAGTTTTGCTGCCGTTGGTCTGAAATTGGATACTGCTTGGACACCAGAATATAACTTCAAAGATTGTCGTAGTCTATTTTCGTGGAACTTGTTTCTCTCTCCTTTTGGATCCTCACCCTTGTAATGTTTCTGTTCCCAGTTCCAACACTTTGTAATGACTGACTTAAATATCTTATCATCATTGAATGCTTCCATTGGTGATGTTCTTGAATGACCACATCTCACTGCCCAAAAATGTGGAAAGTATGACCAAGCTAATCTCAAACAATGCATAGTTTGGACTATCTGATTGTCTATGAATATTGTATCGACATCAAACTTTTTGAGTTTCCTCATGTGTTCGTGTTTTTCTTCTTCACGAATTGTGTAATGTGGGAATCCATGACGCCTGTAATAATCGAATATGACTTCTACACCATATTCTCTATCTACTACATCTATTGAATTTGTAACCCTTTCAAACTCTAAGTCTTTATCATCTATCTCAATAAACTTACCGAGAGTTTCATAATTTACTCTTGTCATTAGGGTAGATTTAGTTTCTTGATTTCCTTTGGATCTGCTCCATATTTCTGGAGTATCGTTTTGAGATTTGCCTTGTTCTGTTCGGTTGCATAAAATACTTCTAAATATTCATGTGCCTCTACAAGACTTGATTCATAGTATTTTGCTACTATTTCTAATAACCACTTTTCATGTTTCATCTTCTTTTTTCCTTTAACATACTTTAACCATTCTTTCTTCTTTGGGAGAACATTGGTGTATAACTTGTATAACT